CTGAACCAATTCATTATCGGAATTTCTTATTATAACATTTTATGCAAAGATAGATGGACTTATCTTTATAGTATCCATAATCTGTTGGAAGATAACTCATCATTAAATCCTGATGATAAAACTTCTTGCAAGTCTTACACTCATAAAAATGTTTCTTCTTTCTTTTAGAATGGGATATCGGTTTCGTTGATTTCGCTTTTCTCTTTGGTAGTGTTAGTAGATTTCCCACTTCCTCCTCCTTTGCTGTCAAGCATTCTGAACTGTCCACTAAAGGTAGGTACAACGATTTCGGTTACATACTTTGTTACTCCGTTATCGTCATAAGATCGTGTTTCAATCTGACCTTCCAGATACACTAACCTTCCCTTGTCGACATACTTCTCAATGGTGTCGGCAAATCGTGAATTAAACACCACAATTCTATGCCATTGTGTTTTTTCTTCCAGCTCTCCTTTCTTGTTCTTGTACTTCTCTGAAGTCGCAACAGAAAGTCTAGCCATTTTGCTTTCAGTAGTAGTGATCTTAATTTCAGGCTTTGAGCCTACCCTACCTACCAGTGTTACTCGATTTATCATCATCTATCTCCTTTTCCACTTTTTGAGCCAGCTTAATTGCCTTTGCTCTATTATGTTCTATCCCTAATTCTTCGGATATTTTCTCTATCGCAACTGCCAATCTTTTAGTAATTTCATTCTTGACTATATCAGTCAACTTACTAATTGGTAAATGCTTATAGATTTGATCGTCTATTGTAGTTAATAATTTAGAATCAATTACTGCTTTCTTTACCATTTCTCCACTCCATTAATATATCTTTTCTTACGTAGCTCTCCATTAATAAACCACATATATTCTTTTTTAAATTTAGGATTTTGTTCTCGGTCAATTAAATTAAATCCTCTTACATATCCATTTTTATTTTGTTTGTTTTTATAACCTTTATATAATCTACTCAAACTTCTATCTAGTGATGACTTATTTTTTACTCCTAAAAATTGCATAACTTCTTTTGTTGTACAGTAAGGATTTTCTTTAATAAAAAAGAATAATCTCACTTCTTTTAGGGTAATTTCATTTCCAAAAAATATTGTTAATAAATTTATATCCCGTAAGTAAAAATCATTTATGTTGTTTTTATCTTTCATTTCTCCTCCTTAATTATTATGATTGTGTAATGCATTTATGCCTAGATTATGAACACACTCATCTTTGAATTTATATAATTTTATTTTTAATTCCTTTTCAGTTTTTATTTTAGTTAAATCAATTAATCGTTCAGTAACATAATAAAGACATATTCTATTATCTTGCAAACTCATTATTAATTCTTTTTCTTTAGATTCCATTATATAATCTCCAATCTTTGTAGTGAGTAGGGCAGAAGAACCCAGCCAGTAGATAAACCCTACTCACAGTCTTATCTACTAGCGACTATTTTACCACCTTGATTTTTTCCTTGTTCATATTTCCAGAATATTTTTCCTTCAATTCCTGAACATATTTATCGTTGTCAAACTTACCCATAAATACGTCAGCACTCATTCCAAGATGGCTAAATCCTTTTGTCATAGCATCAGTCATTGCTTTCTTCGGCGCCTCATCATCTAAAGAACCATTCTTTTTGAACAATGATTGCACCGAACAAATCGGCCCATAATTCAGCCAGTTGTTGTTGATGTTCCAGCGAATAGTCACTTCAGCGAAAATACATTTCTCGCCTACATGATATTTGCAATCGTAACTCCAACCCTTGCCAACTGGGCCAAATACTTCTGTCATTTTCATAATCTGATATTGAGGATCAATCGTTGTTAATGTCTTTCCAAACTTATTAAACTCTTTAGTAAGTGCTGGATTCGTTTCATTCAACTGATCCCAATAAAATCTGTTATTCGTCTCTGCTGTCATTATACCTCCATACTTTCGTGTTACTGTTAAAGGAGTTCCTTCTCCTTAAACCACTATCATAAATAAAATTCATAATTTTTAATTCTGTAAATCGTGGTCTTATAGACAGAATACTCTCGTTTAATATTTCACATACTTCCTCTGGAGTGGCTCCATAGGAGTGTTTCCTTCTTATCGCATCAAGAGTTCTTTCCCTCAACTTTCTGGATCGTAATGCAACTTTCGTTGCAGCCTCCTTGCTAGTTGAGTGTTCTTTGTAACCCGGCGACATCGGATATTTCAATCCCGAATGTCTTAATGACATCTTCTGCATTGTTAATCCCTTCTATTGTTTTAAAATCCATGAAGTCAGGTGGAACGATATTGTTCTCGACATGATACCAGAATAAGGCACACGCCTTCAATAATGTTTCTGTAAATTTTTCGTCATAATCGACTTCATAAATTTTATATCTCATTGTTCCAAACAATACTGACAGTATTGCTTTTTTGAATCCCGTTACAAACATATAATGCTGTAATTGAGGATAGTATCTTTCCAGTATGGTATCTTCTTTTGAAAAGGGATTTGTATGCTTTGCCTCCCATACCTTTCCATTCACCACTCCGTCAAGACTGCCATAAATGTAGTCTATTTCGGGGTGTGTCCAAACTTTGTTCATATTAACAACCCTTTGTGAAGTAGTTTTCGTATACCATTGTCTATTAAATTTTTCGGTAAAGATTCCAAGTTGAACTGGCAGTATATCTGATAAATCTTCTCGTTCTGTCTGTCCAGTTTTCTCAAGCCAAAGCTCTTTCCACTTTCCCTCGACAATACGAATTGCATCAGTTCCTCCAATGCCCCTTGGTCTTTCGTCATTTCCATTTCGCATCTAGTCTTTACTCCTTTCATTAATTTGTCGTCGTCTATGTAGATCGAATTTATTCCGTTCCATATCCCTGTTCGACTGCTCATACTCGTACCTCCTAATAATATAGTCAGCTATCGGTTTGGCTGCTATGTTATCTTTCGTTCTTCTGCTCGTATAATGTTCAATGAAGAATATATAAATATCTGGTCTTAAATATTTAAGAGCTAATTTCATTACCCATTCTTTTTTCCTTCTCTTTCTATCAAGAAAGTCAGGCATATCCCTCTTAATGCCTAACATTCTTCTTATTACATTACCTAACATAAATGCCATTTATTTACCTCCATACTTTAATTCTAAAAGTAATTCGGCATAATGAATCACTTTCTTTATGTCCTCTTGTCCTCCTTTTATGGAATGTCTGGTAATATATTTTACTATGTTTCCCTCACACCAATCCAATTTATTTTTCATGATATATTCTATTGGCTGTATCGGTAACTTGACATAATGGATACCACCAACTTGTCTATTTATCGGTCTTGTTTTTTCTTCGAACAATTTGACCTCCTTCTAATTCATATATTTTATGTTGCAGTAAAATTATTTTTTTTAGTTTTTGGGTATCCATAATATTTAATTCTGTATTTACTCTTTTTAATTGATCGTTATCTAATGATATTTTATCATATTCTTTTAATAGGTCTTTATATAAAAATTTATATTCCTTAACCATTGTCTCTCCAAATATTTAAATCACAATTATGGCAGAACCATGTCCGACAGTAATCGCTTGAATAACAAGGATATTCTTGACATTCTTCACAACCATCAGGTCTGTTCTTGTCCTTGTATTTTGATTTTTCTTCAGGGCTTAAATAAGTAAAAAAATTTCCTACTTTAATTTTTTCTTTTCTTTTCGTTCTTTTATTTTTAAATCGCATTTCAAGGAATCAGCCCAACAGCAGAACAGAAAACCACTTGGCTTTCTAATTCCCACTTCCCATTTGGAAACTAATCCTTTAGCACAACCCAGAATATCATCAACTGATCCTTGAGATAATTTTAGTTTTCGTCTTTGTCTTACAAATTGAGGAATGACCTTCTTGAAAAAAATGCCAAGTTCCTTGTTCTTGTTCATATGTGTAAGATATGTGCAAATAATGTGCGATTTGTCAAGACTACGAATTTCCTTGCCATAGGAAGCTCCTCTTATCACTCAAGTTCGCCTCCTATGGCTTTTCAGGTATACCCGATGGGATTTTGGTTCTAAAAGACACCATCACCCATACTACTACTGCTTATGTGATCTTATCACTGCTCTCTCAAAGTTTGTTTAAGTATTTCAATTAAAATCGACTTACAAAATAAGCATAAACAATAGCAATTCTATAGGGGAGTAAAGTATAATCGATGCATCGTGTCGTAATAAGGAAACCAACTCGGAAAGGATTATACAATACTCCCTAATCTCTAGCAGCAAGTTAGCCGAGAGATGTTCTTTAAAATAGTACCACTCTAATGTATCAAATTGCTCCAGCTAGTGCTGTTAAGCATCTTTGCTACTTGTCCTGATCTATTTCTTGTCTTGTTCATCGCTATTCCTCGACCTTCAGGGTGTGAAGCCCAATGAGTAGCTGTTTGATAAGCAGCATATAGGTTCTCACCTAATCTGCTTTTATACAAATCCCAATGTTTAGACAGTTCTCTCATTCGATATTCCGAAACTCTTGGTTTCAGTTCACTTTCTATTCTAGCAAGTGTGTTCTCGAACAGATACTTTACCTTGTCAGCAGATACTTTTGTTTTACTCATAACTTCCAACTGTTCTGGAAATTCTTCAAATGCAACAACTGCATTTTTAATGTCATTATCAAGCAAAGTTGATTTATTATTCCAGTTCTTTTTGGACAGTCCTTTTATTTTCCACATGGAATCAAAC